GTCCCGATAGGCGGCATCGGACATTTCAGCCCCGCCCCGATACTTGCCGGGAAGCCAGCGGCCCCCGCCCGTATCTTCGACGGGCAGGTGATGCGTCACCCACGCGATCACTCAACGACCGCCATAATCGGTTCCCAGAACGTACTAAAAACGTGGTCTGCCTCATACTGCTGGGCAAAGGCTTCAGCAGCGTCAGACGCGTCTAGAGGGGCGTTATACGCCTGATTCAGGGCTTCAATTATCTCGCGGATGTAGGGCAGGTGGAACCATGCCCGTTGGCTTCCATCCCAGAACGGTTGGCAATCGACCAGCCATCCAGAACCGTTCAATTCTTTTTGGGCGGTCTGGTTGGTCGTGATGACGGGCGTACCGCAGGCTTGCGCTTCCACGACAGGGATACCGAAACCCTCGCCCATCGAACACGCCAGCAGAACATCGGCTGCGGAATACAGCGCGGCAAGAGCAGTCTGGTCAACCCCAGTACGCATCACATACTGATCAGCGAACACGATGCGGTCAGACGGAATACCTGCGGCTTCTGCGAGGTGCTGAAGGTGAACGCCCTGCGCCCCTGCAACGTCCGAATGAACATACAGCCAAGCGTCGGGGTGGGTCTTAGCAAACATGGCGAACGCTAAAAGGTTCTCGCCCCACGATTTGCGTGGCGGGTTGTTGCCTTTGTTCGCCGCGTTGATCATCACCATAAAGGCATCTTCAGGGACACCAGCCAACTGGCGACCCGTCATACCGTTATAGGTTGCGGTTGGCATAAAGTGTTTTTCAATTCCATGCGGCGCGTACAGCGCGTCCACCCCAGCGTTGTGCAACATCTGCTGCCCAAACTTCGACATGGCAACAGTCGTCACGTTCTCGCGCTTGCACCACGCAACCACATCAGGGGGACAAGGTGTGTGGTCAACAGGAACCCACGACAAGATTCGCGGAACCATGTCAAACGCCCGAGACTTGAACACCCATACATCAAACAGGGTGAGCAATAGCGGCTTGCGTTCTGGTGCGCGGTGCGCCCATTCCTGATAGTGAGCAACGGTCACATCGTCGCTGTAGGCACTCATCCCTTTCGGGTAGACCTCGATCCCTTGCCAGACGGTGTTTGCGCCTTCAAGCCCGTAGTTTGCGTGGATCGCGGTTTGGTGGCCTGCTTTGATGAGGCGGGGGGTGAGTTGCGCGGCTTGCTGCCCGTAGCCTGTTTTTGTCCACGGCGCGTTTGTGTAGAAGAGAATCTGTCTCCCGATTCCGCGCTGGCGGTTTCCATCGGGTGCGCGTAGCCCAACTGCATCAGGCGTTCCGCTTCCGGGGCTGGCAGTTCGACCACCACGCCTTTGATCACGACTTGCATTCATAGCCCTTCCTCGCAGGTAAGGCGCAGGAAAAACGCAGGTTGCGGGTGAGCCAGCCCTGCGCGATCTGGCCCACCCGCGACTCAATCAGTAGGTCAGGAAGCCCCACCGATGAAGTACTTGACCGCAGCGGTCTGCGGCAGGTCACCGTCGATCCGCACTCGCGCACGGAACGTGATGAGGTCGTTTGCGAAGGCGTAGTCGTCGGAACGCTCGAAAGCGATGCCGCCAGCCATACGGACGTAGTACTCACGGAGATTTCCGAAAAGCACCGACTTGGCAGCGGTTCCGACCGCAGCCACATCCGGGTTCTCGTAGATCGCGTAGCCGAGCAACTGGTCGGGCTGACCCGCCTGCAGCGACGGCTGGAACAGGTACTGACCGTAGGTGTCCTTCAACTTGCGGGTTGCCGCAAGTGCCGAAGTTGCCATCATCCAGCCCGTGCCGGGCATGCGGCGGTAAGCCGAGTTGACCGAGTACGACAGGTCGATGAGGTTGTCAGCGGTGAACGCACCGACGACACCCGTGCCACCCGTGACACCCGAACCCGCTGCGACCGCGATGCCGTTCGGCTGCGTCGTGTCGGTTCCCGTGGTGAGCGCGGTGTTGACAGCGACACCGATGCTGATGCCAGCCTGACGAGCGAGGAAGCCGAGCAGGTCAACGCCCGAATCGTCAATCATTTCACGCGAGACCTGAATCAAGTGACCGTACTTGTAGGCGTTCAGGGTGACGAACGACTGGAAGGTGGGGTCAGACTCAGAGAACGCAGAACCCTGCGCGGTGAGCGTCGATGTGCTGTAGGCGTTGGTGCGCGGAATCTGGAGAGCCTCGCCGCCTGCCGTGTTGATCATCGTGCTGGTTTGAAGCATCGGGCCTGCGACCACCATGTGTTCAACGATCTGGTCGTAGAACGAGGTCGGGACGGGTGCGCCAGTCGAAGAGGTCATTACGTCACGCTTCTCAAAGTTCACCGAACGGACTTCGCCACGGCAAAGGGCGCGAACGAGGTCAGCGTCATTCTGAACCTCGCGCGTCTCTTCGACGGTGCGCTTGCCACGGGTGGCCTCTGCGATGTGCAGTTCACGGGCTTCGTCAGCCTGCAGTTGCTTGATGGTTTCCGAACGCTTGTTCAGGTCATCGTTGATGCGCTGGTACTTCTGCTCTTCTTCAGCAGAAAGGTCGCGCTTCTCCGCAGCCGCTGCGTCAAGAAGGGCTTTCGCCTCTTCCCATGCACGGTTACGAAGTTCAATCTGTCGCTCAATGTACGACATGGTTTCACTTCCTTTTGTGGGTTTGTGGATGGTTGGTTTGAAACGATGCGGTTCCGCAATCGTGGGCGCGGCTCACACAACCCGACAGAAAATGTAGATCAGGCTAAAACAGTTTGCAACTAGAACTGCTTGGACAGCAGATCAAGGTGCTTCAACTTCAAGCCGATGGTGTTGACCATCTCCGGGTCGGGCTTGACGCGAAGTTTGTTGACTGTCTCTTCAAGCATCGAAGCCTGATCGGGTGACAGCGGTTTGCCGTTCTCCAGAATCGTCAACGCTTCCGCGAGTTGGTCAGCGTCCAGCCCGGTCACTTCAGCAAGCGCATCAATCGAACGCAGGCTTGCGCTGGTCGCCTTGTACGCCGGGAAGCCAGTAACCACCGACACTTCGTGCAGGCGCACTTCGCGCAGTTCGCGGCGCATCCCATCTTCAGACCAGCGATCACCGTTGCGCGGAACGCTGAAGCCGAACGACATTGAATCAACGTCGCCACGCTTCATCAGTTCGGCAAGGTCACGGGCGTAGGAAGTGTTCGGCAGATCAGCGTCAGCCAGAAGTCCCTTGCCGTCAACCGACAGGCGAAGAGTCTTGGCGCGGGTCGAACCCAGAACCAGCGTCGAATCGTGGTTCAGGTACATCTTCACGTTGTTGCGGGACTTCAGCGTTTTGTCGAATGCCCCCGGCATGATCCGTTCGATGAAGGGCAGCGGTTCGCTATCGCTGTTGAAAACGGCTGCGTAGCCACGGAAGGTCATGCCGTCGCCTTCCTGCCGTATCTCAAAGTCCTGAACAACCAACCTGCGGGTTTCAACTTCGGTCTTGTTTCGCATCATTTCGATTTCCTTCACTCGCTTGCCCACATTGAACGAACGATCCTGTTCCGCGTCCAGACGGGCAACAACGCCTTCAGCGTACTGTTGCGCCCTTTCCGCTGCGGCTCTACTTGGCCCAGAACCCCAGAGCAAGTGCGCGACAAGACCGGGCGTGATCGGGGTTTCCTCGTCTACCGCTGCAAGGTCGCCAATGTGTCGGGCGATCCACGGCCCGATTCTGCGCCACTTCGCTTCGCTGACTTGACCTTGTGCCATTAGACGGGCTTCGCGCACGGTGGCAGGTTGCAGACCGTCGCCTGCTTCGCCATCGGCATACAGTTCCAACCCGCGTCGGGCTGCAGCCCTCATGTATTCAGGCGGGGAAAGATCAACCTGACGCGACTCAAGCGCGGCTTCCTCTTCGACCCCATCTGTCAGCGGCGGCAGTTCGGGTTCGGTCGGCAACGCCGCAACCTTGATCAGTTCGCTGAAACGCTTACCCAACAGTTCTTCGGTCGGTTCCCAATAGCCCTCTTCGGGTTCGGGTTCCCACTTGCGCACCAACGCAATCGGATCATCCGCTGTCGCAGTCAGCGAGTATTCGCCACCTTCAACACCGAAGGTTCCTTCGGTCATGACGTATTCGACCTGCCCACGGTAGATCGCATCTTCGTCAAACCATTCAACGAAATCGCCTTCGGAAAGTTCACCGGGCAACGCACGTTCCCCACCCGGTTCGATTCCCTCTTCCAGCGAGACTGCGACCATCTGCGCGATGGCATCAGCCTTTGACTGGTGGCAACCAATCGTTTCACCGTCATCTTTGATCGTCGCCCAACCAGAGCAACCAACCACGCCTTGCTTGATGTAGTACGGCATTACAAAGTCTCCCTAATCCAGCAGACGCTGTGACCAGTCTTGCCCGAGATGGCATAGAGCGCATCCAGCGGGTTGATCACAAGTTGAATAGCGTTGAGTTTCTCTAGGCGGTAACCGTTCGTGATTGTTACGTCAGGGCCACCGACAAACACGGCATCGGTGTTGTCAATGTTCTGGAACGTGATGCGGTACGGCATCTGATGGAAACCGTCGATCATCGTTGGCGTAGTGCCGACTGCAATCTGTCCTGATGTAATCGCCATCAGCCCACCGGGTACGCGCTGGCTGGGTCGGTCGGGTCAATCGTGGCAAGCGGCTGCAACTGCGTCGAAGGTACGCCTGTATGCGGAATGTCAGGTAGCCCCATCGCTTCCAGTACGCCAGCAGGCTCAAAGCCTGACAGGATCAACTTTTGCGCCATCGCTACTTTGCGGTCGGTTTCGGT